GCACTACGTAATTATAACTCGTGCAGGAATTGACAAAATTCAAGCAATTGCTAAAATCAATATCAATTATGAAGTAATAAAATGCGAGCCTAATTTTGCGGTTTTTAAAGCTATAGCAAGTAAAGGGTCTATAACAATTGAAACTTTTGGTAGTGCATTAAAAGGAGCTAACTACAAGGACGGAAACACTAATAGTTGGTATGTTGCAGAAATTTGCGAAAAAAGAGCTATGTCGCGCGCTGTTCTTAAATTAACAGGATTTTACGAATTAGGTGTATTTTCCGAAGACGAATCAGAATCATTTAAAAAACCAATAACAATTAAAAACAATTAAAAATTATGAGTGCAATTATTACTTATTCACTTCGAGTGGATCAATTACCAAAAGAAAAATTTATTGCGGGCAAAGACGGCGCGGTATATTGTAATTTAGTTATGACTGTTAATGACGAAACAAGGTACGGAAACAACGCGTCTGTAACAATTAGCCAAACACAAGAAGAGCGAGAAGCTAAAAAGCCAAAGCAATATATAGGGAATGGCAAAGTAGTTTGGACGGATAATAAAATTACTTTAGCTGAGCGCGAGGATAAAGCTCAAGAAGTTACGCAACAAGCTGAAACTTCAGATTTACCATTTTAAAATAGAGGGGACTTAATTGTCCCTTTTTTTATTACATTTACAAAAAACAAAGAATGACAGAAAAAGAAACTACTCAGAATATGTTAATGGAGCTTATTAAAGAAGAATGCTCTATTGATACGTCTGAGATAATGGAATATCCTCCAACAGCAATAAGTTTAGGGGAGACTATAATAAAAACTAAAAATGGTAATTTAACAGTGCCAATACCTATTGGAACTTTTGGTAATTTCAGCTTCGTGCAAGCTCCGCCTAAATCCAAAAAAACGTTTTTTATAAGCTTATTAGCTTCAGTGTTTTTAAGCGGTAAAAATAATTTTGGTGGTGATTTAAGAGGTCATAGAGAAGGTAAATGTCTTTTGCACTTTGATACAGAGCAAGGGCATTGGCATGCACAGCGCGTGTTTAAACGCGTTTTAGATATGAGCTCAAACAAAGACGTCGGATGTTATCATACTTATGGTTTAAGAACCGTAGGTTATAAAGAAAGGCTTGAGTTTATTGAATATTGTTTAGAAAAAAATAAAGAAAAAAACGGCTTAGTTGTTATAGATGGAATTGCGGATACAGTATCTGACGTTAATAATTTAGAAGAATCTAATTTATGCGTTCAAAAGATAATGCAATTGAGTGCTAAATATAATTGCCACATAATAACAGTAATTCATTCTAATTTTGGAAGCTCTAAGCCGACTGGTCATTTAGGATCTTTTTTAGAAAAAAAAACAGAAACTCAAATTGAGTTAGAAGTGAATACAGTTAATAAAGATTGGGTAACTGTTAAATGTAAAAGGTCAAGAGGTTATGCTTTTGAAACATTTAGTTTTAGTGTTAATGACTTTGGCTTACCTTATGTTGTAGGTAATATATATGATCCTTTAGAATGCTTTACAAAAAACAAAATAAATAAAAATGATCAAATTAAAGCTAATTTTAATAATTAAATAAATGAAAACACTTTTGGAGCTTGCTTATGATAAACACAGGGATTGGGTTAACATAGTTAAAAGTTTCGGTTGTAACCCTAGTTCTGCTGAAGATATTGTTATGGAAATGTATTTACAACTTCATAAAGATATAAGTAAAGGATTAGATTTTTCATATAATGATCAGATAAATCATTATTACTGTTATAAGGTTTTGCGAGGAATTTATTGTAACATATATAAAAAAGAAGCAAAAAAATTAAAATTGTATATTGAAGATATTGATGAGTTAAAACAAGCTGAACATTTAGGTATTGACGAGGTTGAATATGCTAATAATAAGAAAAAAATAGATAATATATTAAATGAAATGTATTGGTATGATCGTAAAGTTTTTGAAATATGTGCTTCTGGAAAATCAGTTGCAGCCTTAAGTAGAGATACTAGTATAACGTACGCTTCTTTATACAACACTTATGTAAACGCAAAAAAATATATAAAAGACAAATTATGAAATTAGGAGATTTAATTTATTACATTACTTATTACACAGGCATACATTGGCTTGTAAAAAAAATCAGTAAATTATTAGGAAAAGATTGCGGCTGCGATCAACGCAGAAATGATTGGAACGATATTAATATAGAACTATGAAAATTGAAGATAGAGATGCCTGGGTAGACTTTAAAGCTAACGTAACAACAAAGCTAACTAAGTCACAATATAAACTTTTATGCACGCTACACGCACATTATTATGATCATAAATATTATGAACCTTGTAGTTGTAAACCAAAAGAAATAGTAATGTGGATAAAAGACATTGATAATATATATGAAAAAAAACGTTTGTAAATTGTTCATAATTAAAAAAGTTGTGTATATTAGCATTATTAATAATTAAAATAAACAAAATGAAAAAGACAAAGACAGGATTACACATTGACGTAAAAGACAAAAGAATTGAAGTTTACACAGAAAAAGAACTTCAAAAGATGAGAGAAAAAGAAATGATGAGAGATGATATTGTGATAGTATTCACTCTTTCTGGATTACTTATCTGTATAGGTATTATTATAGGTGTTTCATTATAATGACTTTACTACAAAGACAGTCATACAATCTATGGTTTAATCACATTGCTGATAAAGTAATAGAGTGGCGTGATGCAAAGCCAGCAAATAAAGACTTAAGAAACTTTGTTAAAGGAATGAGTGAAGTAGGTCAGTATGTTAATCAATTACATATAGAAAACGATGTTTTATTAAAAAGAGTTTCTTTAATAAGATCTCAAAAAAACACAATGATTACAGACTTACAAAAGCAAATTGAAGAATTACAAGATCAATTAAAACAATTTGATATATGAATAAATGGGATGAATATATAAACTATCTAGATGAGTTAACTGAATGCAGAACTTGCGGTACAGAAACAAACGGAGATACTTATTGCTCTAGATCTTGTTATAACTATGATGTAGAATGATATTACTTATAGATGCTGACAGTTTAATATATGCAAGTTGTTTAAAAGCAAAGCAAGAAAATAGCTCAGAAAAATTCTATTCTGATATAGAAGATAGTATTGCGAAGTTTGATGAGCAATATATGAAAATAGTTAATGATCTTGAAGAAATATATGAGATTGATAAAATAATTACTTTTAACGGATGTAAAGGAAATTTTAGAAAACTAATTACTCCAGTATATAAAGCTAATAGAAAGTCTCAAGAAATTCCGCCTTTATTAGAAAGCATGCACAATTTTGTTAAAGAACAATACAATAGTTTATGGGCTTATGGTATAGAAACGGATGATTTAGTTGCTAAATACTGGTTTAATATTTCAAATGACATAGGTAGAAATAATGTTATGATCGTAAGCATAGATAAAGATTACAAGCAATTCCCTGCTTTAATTTATAATTATCATTTTAAAAGAAAAGAAATTTATGATATTTCTGAAGAACAAGCAATCTATAATTTTTATGAGCAATTTATAATTGGTGATGCAGCCGATAATATCCAATACTTTAAGGGTAAGGGAGCTAAATTTTTTGAAAAAAACTTTAAAGATTGTAAAACAAAATACCAGTATACCAAAAAAATGTATGCATTATTTAAAGAAAAATACAAAGGTAAAGCAAAGCAAAAGTACATAGAGTGTTATAACTTACTTAAGTTAAGAACATATTGAAAAAAACAAGTAAATTTTTTATAACAACAAACAAGCATTATAAGGCTATGAGTTGGTGCCTGAAAAACAATATAAAAGTTTCGGTGTTTCCAACAAAAGCTGGTTTAAAAATAGAAGTAAACAAAAATAATGATGTAACGATATCTCCAGATATTTATAATAATTATGCAGCTCAAAATAAATGTTGGGAATTATATTTGTATATTTACAACAAACTAAATAAAAAACAATGAATATTTTAAAAGAAGCTCAAAAGATTATATTTGATAGGGCACAAGAAAAAGAAAGACAGTACGGACATATTGACGATTCAATAGCTAAAGCTGCTCGTGTGGCATCAGAACTTTGTAATAAGGAAATAACTACAGAAGATTTTTATAAGTGTATGATAGCTTTGAAGGTATCTAGAATGGCTTATAATACTAAAAAAGATACAATGCTAGATTGTGTTGGTTATATAGCTGCATTAGATAATTTTAAAAATAATGGCTATGAGTAATTTTGAGCAACATTACAAAACTTTATTAAAAGAAACTTTACAGAATGGCGAGTTATGTAATAATAGAACAAATGTAAAAACATATAAGCAATTTAATAAAAGTTTAAATATAAATTTGCAACAAGGCTTTCCAGTATTAACAGGGAAAAAATTATTTTTTGAAAAGGCTTTAGCCGAGTTTAAATGGATATACGAAGGAAGAACAGACCTTAATTTTTTACATAAGCATAATATTTTTTGGTGGGACGACTTTGCTGTAGATAATAGCTTAGGCAAAGTGTATGGATATCAAATAAAGCATTTTAACGGACTATTTAATCAAATAGATTACGTTATAAATGAAATTAAAAACAACTCACGTAGGGCTTTAATAACGCTTTGGAATCCGTCGGATCTACAAGACCAAGCGCTTCCGTGTTGCTATACTCAATTTAATTTTGTTAGAAGTAATGACAAACTAAATATGACAATGCACTTTAGAAGTTCTGACTTATTCTTAGGTTTACCTTATGACATAATAGTAGGGGCTTTATTTTTAAAAACAATAGCAGACAAATGTGAATTAATGCCGTCAATCTTAGGCTTAAATTTAGCTGATGCACATATTTATCAAAGCCATAAAAAGCAAGTACTAGAATATATATTAGCTGATACTTACAATCTTCCTATTTTACAAGGGAAATACGATAATTATAATTTAAAAGAATATAAACATAATAAATTTATAAAAGCCGAGCTAATAAAATAATATGTATTATATCTATCATATAGAAAATCTTAAAGTTGGATGCACAAATAATCCAGTAAAACGTGTAAAAACACAACAAGGATATTCTAACTATAAAATTTTAGCTAAAACAAAATGTATAGATGAGGCATCAAGATTAGAATTTGAATGGCAAGATAAGCTAGGTTATAAAAGAGACATAAGAACATATAAAGAAACAATCAATAATTTTAAAACAAAGAAAATGATACACGTAACAGATCACACAATTACATTTAAAAAAACATACAATAGCAAGCTTGAAGGTTTTACTTTTCCTAGCTTTATGGAGTTGAATAATAATACTATAGAAATAACTAAAGATGTTAAAGATTTTTTAATTACTAATAATCATAAATCTCAACACAGTAAAGAAAGATATGTATATATAAAAACACTTAACAACTTTATAGAAACAAGAAGAGATAAAACCGTATTTGATAACATAAGGGACTGGGCTAGCGACAGGGGTATATATGATAAAGGTAATTCACATACTCAATATGTTAAGCTAATGGAAGAAGCAGGAGAATTAGCGCAAGCATTGCTTAAAAATAATAAAGCAGAAACTATTGACGCAATAGGTGATATAGTTGTAGTATTAACTAACTTGGCAAAGCTAGAAGGATATAATATAGAAAACTGCATTGATGCAGCTTATAACGAAATATCTAATCGTAAAGGTAAAATGATTAACGGAACTTTTGTAAAAAATAAATAATATGAGATCAACATATATGCACTATGAAAATAATAAAGGTTATGATGTTATAGATTTTGTTCAAGCTTACGGCCTTAATTTTAATAGAGGTTCTGCAATTAAATATTTAGTTCGAGCCGGCAAAAAAGATAATGAAATAAAAGATTTAGAAAAAGCAATTGATTTTTTAAGCAGAGAAATTGAATTTTTAAGAGAGAAGCAAAGTAAATGGATAGAAGAAAACAAATAAAATATTATGAAGATATGCAACAAAAAGAATTAGAACATCAAGAAGATGTAAGAGGCGTGAAAGACGATATAAGTGAACCAATAAATAATAGACACTTAAATTATTTGAAAAGCGTATTATTAAGCCAGCTGTTATTAGAAGCTAATGACGAGCTGCAAGGAAGTAAAGGCTTTAAACAAAATGTAAAGCATCAAATAAATAAAACATCTAAAATGCTAGAGAAAGAATATCAGCAAGGGTTTAATATAATATATAACAATAACCCCGAGATGTGCACAAATGTTTTAAATAAAATAGATAGCTTAATACACAAAATAAAAATAGCAACTATTGACGAATTAGTAATGATAGATGCTTTAGTAGATAATTACTTTGAAAATAAAGACGAATTAATAAAGACGCAGACAGCGGAATTTAATAAAATAGATTAGTATGTATATAAATATTGAATTAAAAAAGACAGAAAGAAAAGACTATTTCAAGCTTTTAATTAATGGAGTTAATTTAGGAGAGTGGGAGAGAAGCGATTTAAGACACTTAATAGAAGTAATAGATAATAAGATATAATGAAAATAGAGACAATAGCAGAGACAATTAAAGAGCTCACAGACGTAAACATACTAGAACAAAGCAGACGTAGAAGTGTAATCGAAATGCGAAGCGTTGCTAATAAATACTTAGTAGATGTATTAAGACTAAGATGGACTGATATAGTAAGGGAATATGCCGCAAATGGATTTAACACAACTCACGCAAGTGTAATACATAGCGTAAATACGTATGAGCAACATAAATACTATAATTCTGACTTAGACCTTATATACGAAACTCTTATGAATAGCAGTAAGATGAATATAATAAAAAGGGTTAATAAGATGACAGCTGAACAAATCGAGAAAGTACAGGCTATACTACAAGACTAAAAAAAAGTAAATCTGTTTATATATAAATACAATAAATAGACTATGGCATACGATACAGAAGATTTAAGAAAGCAAAGCATTGAAGTAATAAAAAAGCATAACTTAATATTTTTAGGCGACATAATGGCTTATACTGGCTTTAGTAAGCGAGCCTTCTATGATCACAAATTGCAAGAATGCAACGATATAAAAAGCGAATTAGCAAAGAACCGAATAAATATGAAGATATCTATGAGGGCTAAATGGTATGAAAGTGATAATGCTACATTGCAAATAGGTCTTATGAAACTTATAGCAGATGATGATGAAGCGCATAGATTAAACGGGACAAAGAGAGAAGTTAAACACGATACAACAGATAAAGAAATAAACATTAAAATACATAGATAATTGAATGTTGATGTAAATGTAGTATTTGAACATCTTTTAGATAGTCAGTCTAAAATAGTAGTAGAGCAAGGTGGGACTAGGTCAGGTAAGACTTATAACATTCTGCTCTTTATTATTTTTCACTATTGTCAAACAAACAAAGGTAAGACAATAACTATATGCAGAAAGACATTTCCAGCAGTGCGTTCATCTGTAATGAGAGACTTTATAGATATACTTAAAACACATAAAAAGTATGATGAGGTTAATCACAATAAATCTAATAGCGAATATACTTTAGATGGCAACCTTGTGGAATTTATAAGTGTAGACCAGCCTCAGAAGATTAGAGGACGTAAGAGAGAGTTTCTTTTTATTAATGAAGCTAATGAGTTAGATTATGAAGATTGGCAACAGCTTGTCTTTAGAACAACTGAAAAGATAGTAGTAGATTATAATCCTTCAGACGAGTATCATTGGTTATACGATAAGGTATTACCCAGGGAGGATGTAGAATTCTATAAGACTACATATTTAGATAATAAGTTTTTAGATAATAGCATAGTAAAAGAGATAGAACGCTTAAAAGATACAGATGAGCAGTATTGGCAAATATACGGGCTTGGCGAGAAAGGCATCTCTAAAGCTACTATATTCAACTATGCAGAAGTTCCACACATTCCACACGATGCAGAGCTTATAAGTTATGGAGCAGATGCTGGATACACTAATGACCCAAGTACCTTAGTAAGTGTGTATAAGAAAGATTATAACCTATATATCAAAGAACACCTGTATAGAACTATGATGACAACAAGAGACTTAAGCGATCACTTTAAGCAAGAAGTAGAAAGAAGAAGTCCTATTTATTTCGATGCAGCTGAACCTAGGTTAATAGACGAGCTTAGACGTATGGGACATAATATACAACCAAGTTTAAAAGGTCGTGATAGTATCAATGCTGGTATAGATCTGCTAAAGCGTTTTAAGATACATATAACAAGCGATAGCAATAATGCAATACAAGAGTTTAGAAATTACAAATGGCTAGAAGATAGAAGCGGTAAACTTACAAATAAACCAATAGATAAAAACAATCATATTGTGGATGCAGTCCGTTATGCTACTTACTCAATAATGAGTAGACCTAACTTTGGAAAATATGCTGTGTCTTAATCACTAAAATAAATTAAAAACGTTTATATATTAATATGGAGTATAAATTAAACATACCTACAGTCTTAAATGAGATTACATTATCTCAATATCAAGAGTTTGATAAAATAGACTTTGACAACGAAGCAGAAGTACATTTAAAAATGATAGAAATATTTTGCGGAGTATCGACATTAATAGCAAGAGGAATGAAAGCTGCGGATGTAGCTGAAGTATGTATGTCAATAAATAATATGTTTGATACTAAACATCAATTAATAAACACGTTTAAAATAAATAACCAAGAATACGGATTTATACCTAGTCTTGAAGATATGAGTTTTGGTGAATATGTAGATTTAGATACTTTTATAGGTGACAATGATAATTTGCATAGAGCAATGAATGTGTTGTATAGACCGATAGAAACACGAAAAGGTGAACGCTATATAATTGAATCTTACAAACCAGATAATTACGAAGTAGCTAAAGACTTTCCGCTTGATGCAGTTTTAGGTTCATTAGTTTTTTTTTTGAATTTAGGGACGGAATTATCAACTCTTATACTGAACTCTTCCAAGAAAACGAACGAGGAGACTTTAGCTCAGTATCTAATTTCACAGCCAAATGGGGTTGGTACAATTCAATCTATGCAATCGCTCAAGGGGATATTACAAAATTTGAATATATCACTAAATTAAATGTTCACGAGTGCTTGACATATTTAGCGTATGAAAAAGAGAAAAACGAAATAGAACAAAGACAAATAAAAAATAAGTTTAAATGAGCAATACAGGAATAAGAGGTTTCTATTTATTAACCGAAGCAATAGAGCAACAACTACTGAGCGATGTAAACGTGAACACTGTTACAACTGGCGACATATACGATATTGACTTATCTAAACAAAGTATATTTCCATTAAGTCATATTATAATAAACAACGTAACAGCTGACGAATCAATATTGACTTTTAATGTCAGTGTCTTAGCAATGGACGTTGTGGACGAAAGTAAAGAAAAAACAACAGATATTTTTAGAGGCAACAATAACGAACAAGATGTATTAAATACTCAGTTACAAGTTATAAATAAACTAATACAAGTTTTAAGAAAAGGTAATTTATACAATGATCAATATCAATTAGATGGTAATGCAAACTGCGAGCCTTTTTATGAAAGATTTGAAAACAAGATGGCTGGTTGGAGTGCAACGTTTAATGTATTTGTAAATAATGACATTACAATATGTTAGTCAATCCAGAAGTAGATAAAGTTTTAAATCAGTTTGCTAAGTATGTTATACAACAAAGCAGAAATAATTTAAGTAAAGAAAATAAATCTGATGGTGATTTATATAAGACTTTAGGTGGTCAAGTAAGTAAAACAGCTAAAGGTTTTAAACTTATTCTTGAAATGGAAGATTATGGTAAATTTCAAGACAAGGGTGTTAAAGGAGCCGACCCAAGTAAAGTTTCACCAAATGCAAAAATAACAGGTCAACAAGCACCTAATGCACCTTATCGTTTTGGCACTGGAAGCAAAAGAGGAACGTTCAAGAGTTTTGTAAAGCGAATGTCAATGTTTGCTAAACAAAAGAATATAAGATTTAGAGAAAATAAAATAGTAAACGGTAAGAAAGTATCAACTGGGCGATTTGCAAAAGGTGGTTTTGATTCAGTGGGCTACATAATAGCTAGTAATATATATAACAGAGGTATTAAACCTAGTATGTTTTTTACTAAGCCATTTGAAGCAGCATTTAAAAGATTGCCTCAACAATTATTAGAAGCATATTCAGTAGGTATAGAAAAACAAATACAAGTAAATATAACAAAGAAATAAAATGCAAACTCAAATAAACTTACGAAGCCCTTTTTATGTAAAGGTCAAACAGACAGGATTAACATTTGTTAGGCTAGACTTGCACGTTTATACTGGAACTTTTGTATCTAACGCTAATGTGCCAGACAGCACAAAGAGATACCAAATAACTAAAGAACCGATAGGCACTAATGACTTTGTAGTTTTTGAACTAAGCGAATTGATAAGAGATTATTTAGAGATAGAGTTTGATGGACAATATACCGGACAAAATGTTTGGGTAAATGTAATAGCTACCGCAGTAGGAGGTACTGGTGGCACTGTAATAGAGCCAGATATTGCAAACGGTTTTTGTGGTTTTGATGGCTATGGATATTTCGAGGAGGGTGCTAACCCTATAATAACTAGTCCAGTATTTATAAGCAACAATACTATTTTAAAATTAGATGATTCGCCTGTTGTTATACCAGTAAACACTTCTATTGTTTATTCGGTAGCTTTTGTTTTAAATGGGGAGATTGTTAAATCTTTTTCTTTATCACAAAACGATAATAGTGCAGAGCAAATAAAATATTCTACTAATGGCTATTCTTATGCTGATTCATTTCAAGGTAGGGTTATTTTAGCTGGTGGATTATTTGAAGACAATGTTTGTTTACAGGGGTTTGAGGAAGAGTTTACGCTTATGGATTGTGATAGCATACATATTAGCTACACCGATAATGGTGTAAATAAAGTAAAAATTATAGATGTTAAAAACGTTGAAGAATGTAAATACGACCCTATCAAAGTTACTTTCATAAATAAGTTTGGAGCTTTACAAGATATAATGTTCTTTAAAAAGTCAATAGAAAAAACAAATGTTAAAGGAGAGCAATTTAAGTCTTCTGTATTTGACTTAACCAAACTTGATTATAAAACATACCACCATCAGCAGACACAATTTATGGTACAAGGTAATGACAGTATAACAATGAATACTGGATATATGCCAGAAGACTATAACCAAGTCATAGAGCAGCTACTTTTAAGTGAGCAAGTATGGGGTACTTTCACAACAAATACAGAAGTATTGATTAGGCCTTTAGTCGTTAAGACAAAATCATTCACACATAAAACATCGTTAAATGACAAGCTAGTAGATTATACTATAGAGTTTGATATAGCTAATAATAAAATAAACAATATTAGATAGGTGCAAAATATAGAACTATATATAGAAGGACAAAGGATAGATTTGTTCAAAGACGAGTCGGTTTCGTTAACGCAGACAATAAAGAATGCCAAAGACGTTGCTAAGATATTTACTTCGTTTACACAAACTTTTAATGTGCCAGCTAGCAAAACAAATAATAAGATATTTAAGCACTACTATAATTTTGATATAGACGGAGGCTTTGATGCTAGAATAAAGAAAAACGCTACAATAGAGTTAAATACCTATCCGTTTGAAAAAGGTAAAATAAAACTAGAGGGTGTTAAGCTAAAAGAAAATATAGCATACTCTTACAACATAACTTTCTTTGGTAATACAGTAGATTTGAAAGACATAATAGGAGAAGACAAGTTAAACGTATTAACTGACTTAGATAGCCTTAATGAAATATATTCGACAACAGAAGTTAAATCAGCTTTACAAAGAGACCCAACTACTAATGATGTTATAGTGCCTTTAATTACGCACACAGATAGACTGTATTTTGAAACATCTTCTAACTCTGGAGCTGATGGAAACTTATGGTATCAAAGTGGACACCAGCACGGTGTATTATGGTCTCAATTAAAATACGCTTTAAGAATACGGAAAATAGTAGAAGCTATAGAAAGCCACTACTCAAATATATCATTTTCAAATGACTTTTTTACGTCAACTAATTTGCCATACAACAACCTCTTTATGTGGCTGCACAGGAAAAAGGGAGACGTAGGTTTTGGTGCACAACTACCTACTTTTTTTACAACAGTAAATGGCTGGGTTTCTGAAGTCAGAGACCTTGCAAGTATGGTTAACACTTCTACTTTTAGACCAGATGTACCTTCTGACTATGACTTAGACAATATAACATTATCGTTACTTAGGTCTAACTCTATTCCTTATTCACTTACTATTTTAAGAAACGGTGTTCATACTTATAGTACAGACGTAACAACTGCAAATAAATTTATATCACTTCCTGGACAAGCGTATGTAAACAACTCAGATTATACGGTAATTATAGAGCATTCAGAACAAATAACTTTTACCAATATAAGATGGCAAATAACAGCTACTGAGCAAGGGGGCGGGGGGCAAACTAATACTTTTCAAACATCAGACCAAGGAGACTTTACGGTAAATGCACAAATACAGTTTGAGATTACGCAACAAATACCAGAAATTAAAATTATAGATTTTCTATCTGGTCTTTTTAAGATGTTTAATTTAGTAGCTTATGTAGACAATACTGGTACTATTGTAGTACAAACGTTAGACGACTTTTATATTGAGGGGACTAACTATGATATAAGCAGTTATTTAGATGTTAACACTAGTAACGTAAACGTAGCATTGCCATATAAAGAAATAGTTTTTGGTTATAAAGATACTAATACGTTTTTGGCAGCTGTACACAATCAGTTATTTAATTATGAGTGGGCAAAAGAGGAGTATAACAATAACGAAAATCTAGACGGAGGTATATATAAAGTTGAATTACCTTTTGCACATTTTAAATTCGAGAGGCTTTTAGATTTAGACGATTCAAGTAATACAGATGTTCAATGGGGTTATTGTGTTGACGACAATCAAGAGTCTTATATAGGACAGCCATTTTTGTTTTATCCTATAAGACAAACTAGTGCTACTCAAATATCATTTAGAGACGGACTTACAACGCACTCCCCTATAACATCATATATAGTGCCTAGTAATTCTTTAGCGTTAGACGATGAAACTAGCAGAGACAATATAAACTTTAATAATGAAGTTAACGAGTATGATGCCGATGGAGATTTCTCACGAACCTTATTTCAAAAGTATTACTCAAACTATATAACAAGCGTATTTAACAGTAAAAACAGACTAACTAAAGTTACTGCGTATTTGCCATTAAAGATATTATTAAACTATAATCTAGCAGACAGATTTGATATTAATGGACGTAGATATAAAATAAACTCAATTAACACTAACCTAAAGACTGGTAAAAGCCAAATAGAATTATTAAACGATTTAACAGTTTACTCTAACAGTATTGACAACGTACAGGTTCAAGGGCAAGGAGCTTTAGGCTCTTTATATTACAAGTCTTTTATTGGAGATGTTCGTAATTTAATTGTTGGCGATATAATGTATGATGACAAAGATTTAAAAACATTCGCAAATGCAACAAATTACACACAGACTGGAAGTAATAACGACGTTACAAGATATTGTGAGTCAAGTTTTGTAATGAATATGGTTATAGGGTCTAACGGAGTAATAACATCTTTGAGCTGCACCTTCGTGCCATAAAAAAAACATTATGATAAAATTAATATTAGAGAATTTAAAATACGCAAACGGAGAGACTGAGAATATTAGAATAGCACAAGGTAAGCATAAACTACCTACAACATTAAAACAAGGATACAAAGCACTTAAACAAGAGTTAAAATGGCGATAGAAAAAACAATAGAAATAAATGTAGATAGTAAACAAGCTGAAAAGAATCTTAAGGAAATTAATTTAACAATTGATGAACAAAGAGAAATACTTGTTTTATTAGAACAAGAATACATTAAAGCTAAACAGGCTCTTGATAAATACAATGCTTCTGGCAAAGTAAATTTAGCACAAGAAAAACAGCTTAAACAACAACTAACAGAACGTAAAGATGCGTTGACTGATCAACGTTTAGGTCTTAAAAAGTTAGCAGTTGAACAAAGAACTGCCACGCAAGTTGTTAATAAATTTAAAGATGCTCAAAAAGACAACACTAATATAATAAGAGCTGTTGACAAGCTAACTGGCGGTTATGCAACTAAAATTGTAAAACTTAAAAAGGGTTTTTTATCTGGTCTTAAAGGTGTTAAAGCATTTGCTACAGGCTTAAAAGGTTTAAGAGGTGCTTTAGTAGCAACAGGTATTGGTGCTTTAGTTGTTGCATTAGGTAGTATTATAGCGTATTGGGATGAAATTAAAGGTTTAGTTTCTGGCGTTTCAAAAGAACAAAAGAAAGGTTTAAAGACTGCAGAACAAAATGTAGATTTAGCTCAACAACAACTTGACATTACTAATGCTAGTGAAAACACACTTAGACTACAAGGTAAGACAGAAAAAGAAATTCGTGATATAAAGATACAACAAACGAATGAAAGTATATTAGCTCTTGAAGCACAGTTATTACAACAACAAGAGATTAAAAAATCTCAAATTGAAACAGCAAAGCGTAATAAAGCTATACTACAAGGAATAATTAGATTTGTATTTGCACCTATTAGTTTAATTTTAAAAATGGTAGATGCTGTTACTTATGCAGCTAGTTTATTGCCAGGAGTTGGTGACGTAGCTACTAATTTAGAAAGAAAATTTAGTGGTGGTCTATCTGGTTTAGTATTTAATCCAAAAGATGTAGCGACTGAAGCTGATAAAACGATAAAAGAAACACAAAAACAGTTAAGAAACTTAAAGAATACTAGAGATGGTTATATTTTAAGCGAACAAAAAGAAAATAAAAAAGCAAGAAGCAAAGAGTTAGAAGAACTAGAAAAACAAAATGCTGAAAAGTTAAAGCTAGAAAAAGAGTATCAAGAAAAATTAAAAGATTTAAAATCACGAATAAGAGACGCTGAAGCAAACACAGTTGAAGAACAAAGAGTATTACAGCTTGAGAAACTTAGAGAAGAACACAAACAGTTAATAGCAGAAGCATTTTCAAATGGCTTACTTACTGTAGAATTAATGCAGTCGCTTGTAGAAAGAGAAAACGAATTGCAAGCCACGTTTGATCAACAAGACAAAGCCGCAAAAGATGAGAAAGACAAAAAAGAGGAAGATAGAAGAAAAAAAGAAGCTGAAGATATTAAAAAGCAAGAAGAATACAAAGAACAACAGTATAGACAAGGCTATAATGATTTACAAAACATCGTCAGTCTTGGGGGTAAGAAATTAGAAAAAGTTGGAAAAGCTTTAGCTATTGCTGATGTTGTAAGAACTGCACAAAAATCTATTTCTTCAACTATTTCATCTACCGGAGAAGCTAATGCAAAAGCAACTGCGGCTAGTCCTTTAACTGCTGGTATGCCTTTTGTAGCTATAAATACAGCAAAAGCTGCTTTATCAATAGGTTCAACTATTGCTAGTGCAAGTAAAAGTATTAGCTCTATTAAAGGTAATTCTAAGTCTGTTGGAGGGTCTGCTCCATCAGATAGTGGTGGTGGCGGTGCTGCTATTCCTACTCCACCAGCTTTTAACATTGTAGGCGCAAGTGATTCTAATCAATTAGCTGAAGCAATAGGTAGTCAATCACAGCAACCTATACAAGCTTATGTTGTTTCCAACGATGTTACAACAGCACAAAGTTTACAAAATAATATTGTTGAAGGCGCAACGATAGGATAAATACAAAATAAATTAAAAACATTTATATATTATTATGAGAATAGTTGAATTAATACTTGACGAAGAAAGCGAATTAGGGATAGAAGCTATTAGCGTAGTAGAATCGCCAGCGATAGAAGAAGAATTTGTAGCTCTTAAATCACAAGAGTTTCAACTAGCAGAAGTTGATAAAGAAAGAAAAATACTTATGGGTGCTTTATTAGTACCTAACAAGCCGATATACAGACGAAACGGAGAAGATGAGTACTATATATACTTTTCAAAAGATACTGTCTTAAAAGCTTCTCAAATGTATTTAATGAATAGTAAACAAAACAACGCTACATTAGAACATCAGTATGAAGTAAACGGACTTAGTTTAGTAGAGTCTTGGATAGTAGAAGATAAAGTTCACGACAAGTCAGTAAAGTATGGTATGGATTTACCTTTAGGTACTTGGGTTGGTTCTGTAAAAGTAAACAACGATAAAATCTGGAACGAATTTGTTCGCACAAACAAAGTTAAGGGCTTCAGTATAGAAGGTTATTTTGCAGATCGTATGGAAAGACCTAAAGAAACCATTAAAGATGAATTAAAATTTAATAACCCAGAACTTTTTAAAGCAGATGATTTTTTAAATTTAATAGAAGAAGAAGAAGCTGAATATTTATTAAATGAAATTAAATCTATTGTAAAACAAGAAGAAATTGATCTTGAATCATATTCAGATTACCCGCAGTCAGTAAGTAACAACGCTAAAAGAGGTATTGAGTTAAATAAAAAAGTAAACAATAAGTGTGCTACACAAGTGGGTAAAGTTAGGGCTAAACAATTAGCACAAGGTAAACCTGTTACAAAAGAAACTATTAAAAGAATGTTTTCATATTTGTCAAGAGCAGAAGTGTATTATAATCCTAAAGATACAGAAGCCTGTGGAACTATATCATATTTATTATGGGGAGGTAAGTCTGCAAAAACTTGGGCTGAATCTAAATTAAAGCAATTAGAAATGGATTCAAATATCATTGATGATGAAACTGCGATAATTGACGACAGACTAGCATATTCAACTAAAGAAGCGGCTAAAAAAGCTGCTAAAGATATTGGTTGCGATAAATATCACGAGCACGAATTTGAAGGTAAAACTTGGTTTATGCCTTGTGAATCGCATAATTTAAAATCACCTTGTTGGGACGGTTACGAACAAAAGGGCACTAAAGTATTAGACGGTAAAACAGTTCCTAATTGTGTAAAAATTAAATAATG